TCCGCAGCGGCATAGGTAGTTTATTTATCAAAATCAGTCCAAATATACTCGGCCCCCACTTGTTTTTTAGTGTCAACTAAAAATGTTGTTACTTCATTTTCTTGAGTGATTGTTGGTACTGACGAAACTAGAAACGAAGAGAGAGAATGTATTTGACGCCTCAACAGCGACATAGGCAAGCAGGACGCAATGGTGGTGTGCGTGGGGGACGACGTGGAGCGGTTAATCTAGTTAACCGTAACACCCGGAGAGGCAGGGCCGCACAGGCACGTCTGCTTCCGGTTGTACCCCGCCCCGCCATCACTGTGGGCGCTTTGCGGGCTGTCAGGGGGGCCCTTAGGAGGGTACCTGATGGTGATAGGAGATACCGCGAGGGTGTTACGATGCCCGATCCCCGTGTGCGTATAGCTCCGGGTGATTTGCGGTTGGCTAGGGCCGCTCTCAGGCCGACGATCAGAGCCATGGTTGAAAGAAGGCATTTCGGTGCTCTCGTCAACAGGTATATGGTCTGTGCGTACGGTGCAGCTAGGGTGGCAGTCAATCGCCATCTCAGATGCACCGGACGACGGTTGAGAAAGGTGCCAAGCACGGAGAAGAACTACCGCGAAGGCGTGACGCTGCCTGAGGAGGAGCTGGAAGTGTTGGAGGAGCGCAAGAGGTGTAGAACGGAGGCCGCCGACAAGCTGGCGAGGGATGTTGAGATCCACAGCATGTTGGAGGGCGTAGCACAGCAGGTGAGGCAGAAGGTTGTCGGCATGGCAGGTAGTGAGGCGCGTTATTTGCGCGCCAAGAACTCCTGCATGCAATTGCTGCAAGGGTTGAAGTTGACTGCGGCGGAACAGGTTGAGCATAACATCGCTGCCTGGGCTGCAAGCCTTTATGAGGACTTGCGCCACCCGTCGGGGACTGAGCTTGACGTAATCAAGCCTCTGGAGGAGGATGCGTGGGAGTCCATTGCGGACCACTACGATGCGGTCATGAGGAACAGGCGCTGCGTTATAACTAACCGTGGCTCCCTCATTGGACGCATTCTGGAGCTGCGTCGCAACAACGCGTGTATCTACCCTCGGGTGGCTGCCGCCGTTGCGGATTCAGTGAAGGACGTGAAGACCTTCGGGGGTGATGATGTTGAGAAGAAGTTGGTCATCTCAGCTGGGGCCGTGGGAGCGGCAGCTGTGGCAATTGGTACGGCTAGTTGTCTGACTAAGGGAGGCGTGCTGGAGGAGACAGAAACTCAGGTAGGTGGTGGAATCACCAAGGGCATCACAAGTGCACTTGGAGGTCTCGCCGCCGCCGTGGGAATACTGGGAGGGGCAACTGCAATGGGTGCAGCTGCTGGATACCTCTTCTCCAGTAACTTCCGCGTGCCGGTCTGGAAGGACTTGGCCCGAGGCTAGGGGTGGCGCCGTGCAGGGGTTTGTACCCCCCTTGCACCCGGCCGGCTCGCCCCAGGACATAGCCTGGAAGGGTACGATGGGAATCACAAGCACACAGCTTGGACTTGTGACCTATTCCAACACCCAGCGCTGGAGCAGATATATACCCACCATCAATGTCCATATAACATCTATGTGGGCTTAACAGCACGTCACCTTACTGATAACAACCCAGCCCCGGCCTGGCTGGAGCACACTAAGGATGGCACTGTGTTACTCGGAGGAGAACGCTTAGTATACGGAACGCACACCCAGTCTAGTGTGATGAGAGTTGCTAAGAGCGTTTTGGTTGATTGGGCTGCCTCTCTCCCTCGTTGTGAGCCTGTTTCGCGGTTTGTATACGCGAACAAGTTTACAGGGAAGAAGAGAAACAGACTGATCACATCCATGCTTAAATGTGAGAGAGCAGGGGAATTGCCTAGGATGATGAAGGGCTTCGTGAAGTGTGATAAATACTTTGCGGATGTTGCTGAATCCAAGGCACCGCGTATGATTCAATTTGCTGAACCTGCGGTCAATGTGGAACTCGCCCAGCATCTGGGCCCGGCAGAACACGCATTTCTGGCGGGCCCCGGAAGCGGGCCTAGTGAAACACCTGACTGTAGTAAAGGCATGACGACATCTGCGCGAGCAGCGACATGGGCGGCTAAGCGAGCACAGTTCTCCAAGCCCGTGTGTCTGCTCGGCGACTTCTCGAAGTTCGATTCCCATGTTCATACTCATGTGTTAGCCATGGAACATGACTTTTGGTCAATGACTACCCAGATTGATCGGCGTCACTTGGACCGACAGCTTATAAACGATGTGACCGCTTGCGGCATGACGTGGAGAGCTGTTGGGACTAGGATGTCCGGCACGTACAATACTGGGGGAGGCAACAGCGTGATAAACATCATGATCATGAGAACCATCGCACGGCTCACAGGCATCACTATTGAAATGCTTTGTGACGGTGATGATTCTCTTGTATTCATGAATGCGGACAACGTTGATAAATTTGCTGAATGTTGTAGCCAGGTCATCCCACGAGTATTTGGCATGAAGTGGGAGTACTCAGCCGTTTCAGATGCGTCTGCTGAAGAGTACTGCCATGCTGCCCTCAGTTTTGGTCCAGACGGGGCTCCCATTTGTTTGGTTGACCCTGTTCGCGCGCTTGCGCGCCTGGCCTCAGTTGTTAATAAAGAAGGGGGGCACCAGCTTGGCAAGCAATTGGTGGCCTCCCTGGTGGGTATTTACTGTACTTATCCCAATCACCCAGTCTTGTCGAGGGTATCCCACGCAATGTTGCGCCACATCGGCGCCATTGACGACTCCGACAGCGTCATTCACCGGTTTGAGAGACCTGAAAACGAGTTCCTACGGGAGCAGTTTGTCTTGAACACCGAAGGACTGGTTGATTCCGACACCGAGCTGATTAAACTCCCTCCCTCATATCTAGACATCGATGAGGGGGCTAGGCATGACGTCGCATCCAGCTTCGGGATCGACGTGGCAACTCAACTGTACTTGGAACAAGACTTTGTTAAGGAAGTAGTCCTTAATCCAAGCCTACGGTACCGAAGTTTTAGGAAGGCTGATGTAGAACAGGTTCGAGAGGAGTTACTGTTTACCAACGACCACATCACGCCATCTAGTCTCTTCTAAGTCGGAGGCGGGCCCAAGCAAT